GAGGGTAACCTAGCCGAGGTGGTAGATGAGTCGGAGCTAGGCCACATTGCGTCGGAACTGATGATCCTGTTTGAGGCGGACAAGACTTCGCGTGGTGAGTGGGAGCAGCAGTATTCCAAGGGCCTTGAGCTATTGGGCTTTAAGTATGAGGAGCGGACGAAGCCGTTCAAGGGTGCTTCCGGAGTAGCGCATCCGTTGCTTTCACAGGCAATTGTTCAGTTTCAGTCGCAGGCATATAAGGAGTTGATGCCTTCGGAGGGTCCGGTGCGCACGCAGGTCTTGGGGAAGGAGACCATTGACAAGCAGCAGCAGGCTGAGCGCGTTCGGGACTTCATGAATTACCAGTTGACGACGGTAATGGAGGAATACACGCCGGAGATGGATCAGGCGTTGTTCTATCTTGGCTATGGCGGTTCGGTGTTCAAGAAGGTTTATTACGACTACCACCTAGAGCGGATGGTGAGCAAGTTGGTGTTGCCGGACGACGTGTATATCCCGTATAGCGGTTCAAGCGTCATGAGCCAATGCTCACGGATCACGCATCGCCTGCCAATGAGCGAGAACGACTACCGCCGGAAGGTTTATGCGGGCGAATACTTGGATTTGGACCTACAACCGAGTGCTCAACCGGTTGTTTCGGACCAAATTGGCGAAAGAATTGACAAAATAGCGGGTATTTTGCCGTCTTCTGAGACAGAAGAGCTCTTTTTCCTTGAGTTTCAGGTGGATTGGGACCTTCCGGGCTTTGAAAACAAGGATTCTGAGGGTGAACCCACTGGAATTAAGCTTCCGTATGTAATTACGATAGAAGAAACCCAGAACAGAGTGGTTTCAATCCGTCGAAACTGGGATCCGGAAGACAAAAAGAACCGTAGGAAGCAGTATTTTGTCCATTATGTGCTGATTGAGGGTCTTGGAGCGTATGGCTTGGGCTTTGTGCACTTGATTGGTGGTCTTTCCCGGTCCGCGACAAGTGCTTTGCGTCAATTGATTGATGCGGGCACGTTATGTAACCTTCCGGCGGGGTTCAAGGCCAAAGGCGCACGGATCATGAACGACGACGTGCCGATCCAGCCGGGGGAATGGCGGGATATGGACGCGGGTGGGGCGGAATTGGTTAGTCAGATGCTGCCGCTGCCGTATAAAGAACCCAGTCAAACCCTGTATCAGCTGTTGGGCTTCTGTGTAGAGGCGGGTCAGCGGTTAGCGAACACTGCGGACATGCAGGTAGGTGACGGCAATCAATATGCCGCGGTTGGGACCACGATTGCGCTGCTTGAGCGCGGGTCGATGGTGATGTCTGCGATTCACAAGCGTTTGCATTATGCACAAAAGCAGGAATTCAAGATGCTGGCAGAGGGTTTTGCCCAGTTCTTGCCGGATGAGTATCCGTATGATGTTCCGGGTGCTTCCCGCACGGTAAAGAAGAAGGACTTTGACAACATGGTGGCAATATTGCCTGTTGCTGATCCAAACATATTCTCTTCTGCCCAGCGTGTTACTTTGGCGCAAACGCAACTGCAGTTAGCGCAGAGTGCTCCGCAGATGCACAATCTGTATGAAGCTTTTCATCGCATGTATGCGGCATTGAACGTAAGGAACATCGATGCCATATTGACGCCGCAGCATATTGAGCATCCGAAGGATCCGGCCACGGAGAATGCGGATGTTCTGGACGGTATGCCGTTGAAAGCTTTTGCAGGACAGCAGCATGATGCGCATATTGTGGCGCATCTAATGTTGGGCATGTCACCCACGGTTCAGGCTTTGCCTCCGGCCGCGTTGGGCTTGCAGAAGCACATTCTGGATCACGTTCGTGTGAAGGCCGAAGAGCAGACGGAAGCGGAGCTCTTTAATCAATACGGCTCGGACCCCAAGGAAATGATTTCAATCATCCAGAAGGAAGGCATGATTGCGCTTAAGGTTGCGCAGTATATGCAAGAGCTCAAGAAGTTGCAGACGAGTCTCACAGGGGATCAAACCGATCCGTTGGTCGCGGTCAAGGAGAAAGAAATCGCGGCGAACGAGAAGAATGATCAAGCCACTCTGGCGTTCAAGCAACAGGAATTGCAAGCGGATACGCAGATGGATCAGCAGCGTATTGGGTCACAGGAACGTATTGCAATGATGAAATCAAACTCCCCTCCACCGTTTAAAGGAATGACAAATGCCCCTCAAATCAGGAAGCAGTAGGAAGGCTGTGAGTTCAAACATCAAAGAGCTAGTCGATACCTACAAGGCAAAGGGTCGCATCGGCACGAGTAAGCCTGCCAATAAAAAAGCAGCGGTAAAGCAGGCCGTAGCTATTTCGTTGAAACGTGCGGGAATGAACCGCAAGGCAACGGGTGGGATGGTTGAAGCGCGCGAGGCAGCACGGGAGGAAGGTCGTCGTCATTTTATGCGTTCTCCTCCAAACAAAGCAGGAACTTCTATTACAACCAAAAAGCAGATTTCTGCTATTCGCAAAAAGGGAGGGACCATAACGTATAAACGTGACGGGAAATTGCCCGTGGGGGTGTATTAAAGCTTAAGGCCAACAGGCAAGGCCATAACTTGCCTGCTTTTCATGGGATAAACCATGCTTGAACTTGTTGAAGAGTTGTTGAGGCAGTTACGTCGGCTAGAAACTGACGCAATAGAAATCGTGTTGAACGGATCCATATCGGATATGGAGCGTTATCGTTACATGATGGGCCGCATCGAGGGCATTCGGTTTTCTCAAGAGGCAGTGAAGGACTTGCTTAAGAAGAACCCAAATGCAGACTAACCTTGAGGGAACAATCATGAGTAATACGGCAACTTTGACGCCACTGGAACAGAAGTGGAAAGACGCAAAGGATCTGGAGGGACCTGAGTTGGATGATGCGTATGTTCAGGACACCCTAGACCCCACCAAACTGACGCAAACGGTTCTTGACCGTGTTCCGCGGCCCACGGGCTGGCGGATTGCTGTGCTTCCTTACCTTGGTGCAGAAAAGAGCAAGGGTGGGATTGTAATGGCAGAGCAGACTCGAAAGCTTACCCAACTGACCACAACGTGCGCCTATGTTTTAAAGGTAGGCGAACTGGCTTATGCGGATTCGTCCAAGTATCCCAGCGGCCCGTGGTGCAAGGAAGGCGATTGGGTGATTTTTGCTCGATACGGCGGTGCGCGGTTAAATATTGATGGTGGGGAAATTCGTATTTTGAACGATGACGAAATCTTGGCCGTGGTAAACGACCCAGAAGACGTTTTACACCTGTGAGGCACGAATGAACATAGAAACGGCAGAGACACAGCTTGAACTGGGGTTGGGAGACGACGAAAAGGCGGTTACGGTAGAAGTAACCCCTGATGTTGCGGCCACAACGTCCTTTAAACCTGCTGCTTTGGAGACTCCGGAAGAGAATAGGGCGGCAACGGAGCCAAAACAGAAGAAAAAGCAGGTAGATGAGCTTGATAACTACACCGAAAAGGTCCAAAAGCGCATAAATAAGCTTACTTCGCAGCTTCGGGAGACCGAACGGCGGGAAAAAGCGGCGTTGGAATATGCTCAGGGTGTACAGCGTCAAGCGCAGGATTTACAGCAACGACTGCATCACACGGACACGGGTCGCTTAAGTGAGGCAAAAACCCGCAGTGAGACGCAGTCCATTGCTTTAAAACAGATAATTCGCAAGGCCCGGGAAGAGGGCGACATTGACACGGAGACGGAAGCGCACGAACGGCTGACCTCTTTGTTGATGGAGCAGCGGCGAATTGCGGAAGCATCTTACGCAGGGGAACAGGAGCAGCAGCAGCGACAACAGCGACAGCAGCAGGAGGCGTATCAAGCGCAGCAGGCTGCCCAGCAGGTTGTGCAACAGCGTCCCAAACCCGACCCGCGGGCCGAGGAATGGGCGGAAAGAAACACGTGGTTTGGTCAGGACAAGGTAATGACTCATGCTGTGTGGGGGATTCACCGTCAAATGATTGAGGAAGAAGGATTTGACGCCACCACGGATGAGTATTATGATGAACTTGACAAACGTGTTGCGGACACCTTTCCGACAAAAATCAGGAAGGAAACGGTTGCAATACAGCAGGAACCCAGAGCGCAACGTCCCGTGCAAGCAGTTGCGCCTGCTACCCGATCATCCGGGGTCAACACTGCACGCCGCGCCGTTCGACTTTCACCAAGTCAGGTAGCGATTGCTAAAAAACTTGGCGTTCCTCTCGAGGAATACGCCAAATATGTGAAGGATTAAAACAATGGAACAGACACAAGTACCAAAACTCAATCGCGACTCACGCACGGCTGAAACCCGTGCAAAAACCGCGCATCGTCGTCCATGGGCACGTCCTTCTCGTTTGGA